AAAGATTAAATCTTGTTGCGGGTGAGTTAAATAGAGTTAACGAAAATGAGGAAGGTGTTTCATTATACGGTGAACAAAAAAGATTCACATTAAAAACTCCAAAACCAGCGGCACCTGAAATGCCTGCAGGACCACCAGCAGAATTACCTGCGGCTCCTCCAGCGGTTCCAAGTCCTGAATTACCTCCATCTCCAATGGGTGGTGAAGAAATGCCGATGGATGACATGGGTGGTGAAGAAATGCCGATGGATGACATGGGTGGTGAAGATATTGATGTTGACGTAGATGTTGATGCTGAAGGTGGAGAAACACCTGAAGACCAAATAACATTTAAAACGATTCAAAAATTAACAGGTAAATTAACTCAAAAAATTAGAACATTAGATAACGAAGATGGTATGACATCAGAAGATGTTAAGTACGTTATCAACATGATTTTATCGGCACTTGATTTAACTTCATTATCTGAAGAAGATAAAGAAGATATCATGTCAAAATTTGAAGAAGATGAAACTGAAGAATTTGGTCAAGAAGATGATATGGATGGTGAAGACTTTACAGATGACACTGAAGTTGAGGATATTCAAGCTGACATGGACGTACCTGTTGAAGGTTACGAAATGGAAGAAGAGGAGTACGGAAACGGAGCAATCTTTGATAGTATCTTTGGTGAGTCTAAAGTTGACAAAGTTATTTCAAAATACTTTGAAGTTTCTAAATCAGAAATTAGAGAACACAAAGAAAAACAAGTACAAAAACAATTACAAAAAAGAACAATCGTTAAAACAATCATGGAATCAGTAACGAAAATGACTGAAACTATTGAACAAGAATTGGCGGCTGAAAAATTTGTAAAAGAAAACGTAAATTCTAAATTTATTGGGGTTACTAATAAAAAGAATTTAGTGTTTGAAACTAAATCAGGTCAAGTTAAAATAACACCAAACGGAGAAATTCTATGAGTTATTTAACTTATGTTAATGGACTTGGTCCTAACTATAAGGGAGATAATTTATATGAGTTTATTTTTTCGGATAGTTTGGATGTTTGGGGTGACTCATGGGAGAGTAGACCTTCAAACGGTTATCCAACACCACCTGAATTAAAATATATTAAGAAAGTAGGAGTTCTGAGAAATACTGATTTAAAATTGGAATTGATTCAGAACTCCGATTTTTTTTGTATGATAGATGCGATGGACGATGTTGTTGCATTAGCCTGGGAAACAGAAGAATTGGAAGGACAAAAAAGATTGGTCTTTAGATTTGGATGTACCGAAAAAGAAATAAAAGATAAACTCTATGAAAGAGATTTAATTTTGGAATTTGAACAAAAAGTAGTCTATGAAAACTAATATAAAAGCACTTCAACTAATTGAAAAAGGTTTATCTTCTAACACTGTTAGTAAGTTAAACGAATCTCAAATTAATGTATTACACACAAAAATGTTTACTGAACAAGCGACAAATCCAAAAGTTGCTCAGAAAATGAAAGACATTGGAGCATTAAATCAACAACTTACTTCGGTTGAACTTAAAATGAAAAACCTTGGTTTGGAGGAAGATGATGATTTTGATTTGGATGCTGACCAAGCCTATACAGGACAACAAGGTTCTCATGATGAATATCAGGCATCTGATGATGGTATGGATGATGATACATCGCCAGAAAACCATGATAGTAAAATGATTGGTATGTCTGAAGAAAAAGACGGAGAACCAAATCCATATTCTATTTGTCACGCACAAGTTGGACCTAAAAAATCAAGAAAATTTGAAAGATGTGTAATGTCTGTAAAAAAACAGCTTAAAGAAGGAAAAAATCCCGTATCTTTGTTTTTAGAAACTCAAATAGAAAAAATCGTGGAAAGAAACATGCCTCCAAAAATTACAAAAGGTGACTTAGTTAGATACATTTCAGAACAAGGTACTGCTCCGTCACCAACAACAAAACCAGCACCAACAAAACCTGGTGTATCTCCTGGTAAAAAACCAAGACCTGCACATCCAGGTAAGAATCCAAATCCAGGTGAAAATCCCGCACCAAAGGCGAAAAAAGTTTCCCCTGAAGATGCGAAAGAAAAAGTGATTGACGTTATAATGCAAATACTACAAAAATAATCATGGCAAGAAAAATTAAAGAACAAATCGATTACGGGAACAGACCCGAAAGAATGGACCCCAACCTTGAAAGAAAGTTGGCTAGTCCTGAAGGATTATATGCTACGAATCCTGCAATGAAAAAAGGTGCTGAAGACGTACAAAGATTGGTTAGTAAAAGATTTCAAAAAGTCGCTGATAAATTAAGCCAAGTTACAGGTATTGAAGACTTAAGTTCTCAACAAGTACAAGGTATGATTTATCAAGAGATGATGAGAAAACTACCTAACATTATGAGAATCGAAGCCGCTCACAGAGATGAACTAATTGAGTTAGCGAAAGAAGCATCATTGGAAGACGCTGAGGTTCCTGCGGATTGGTATGAAATTGAAGCGTCTTTAGGGATGCCATCTACAGACAATTTCAGAATGCAACCTGAACCTGAAGATGATGACGAAGAAGATGAAGACGAAGATAAAAAAGAAAAATTACAATTCCCTTCTTTTGACATTGACGATTTAACTGATGAAGAAATACTTGAGTTAGAGAAACACAAAAGAAATATTATTAATGCTCTTATTCAGGGAGCTGCAAAAAAAGGTCATTACCTTTTCCAAAAACCTGATGTAAAATCAAGATTAGATGCAATTGACCCTTCACTTTATGGTGATTATTTGGGTATTATGGCAATCAACGATTTCTTATACTTTAGTATGGAACAGATGATTGAAATGATGAGTCAAACAGGTCAAGGAGTTGCAGGTAAAGTTGAATTAGAAGATACTGACGATGAAGACGGTGGTGGTGAAGGAGAAGAAGGTGAAGAAAGACCTGATACTAGAATTGTTGCAACAGGTTTAATTTTCCCAATCCTTTGTCATGAAATTATTAAAGGTTTGGAAGAAGCTAAAGGTAGACATGGTTTACCATCGGACCCTGGCATGAGAGAAAAAGTTATGGGTCAAGTAGACACATTAGCAAATGAACCAATGCAATTACGTATTGGTCCTGAAATTGTTGAAAAAATACGTTTCGCATTACCTGATGATATTTTTGACCCTGAATATAAAGGATTGATTAATTGGTTCCATATCTTATTATATCAAATTGAGGCCAAAGAATTCTTGGAAATTATCGGAAATGCTATATCAGAAGACTCAACTAAATTGTCAAGAGCTAAAAAACGATTTGAAGAAATTGTTAGAGAAGCTAAGCAAATGAAAGATGAGTATGACAATTACAAAGAGGAAGAGAATATCGACCCTGATGATGATGATGGATTAGATGATTTCTTAAGTGGTTTAGGCATAACAAGACCTAACTAACATGTGTGAATAAAGAACAACTGATTATAGAGGTAACGAAGTGTATGAGGAACACACCTTATGCACTTCGTACTTATTTACAGACATACGATAATACCGTATCAAAATACGTCCCATTAGATTTATTCCCCGACCAAGTTAGTCTTATAGAAGACTATGATACATACAACGAAAACATTGCGTTAAAGTATCGTCAGGCGGGTGTATCCACAGTAACTGCAGCTTGGATATCAAAAAGATTGGTTTTTGCCAAGAAAAACAAACCAGAAAAAATTCTTATTATTGCCAACAAATTGGATACATCTATGGAGATGGCAAATAAGGTTAGGGGGTTCACAGAACAATGGCCTGAATGGGTTGGTGTTGGATTCTCAAAAGAAAAAAATTCACAACGACATTTTAAATTAACCAACAACTGTGAAGTTAAAGCCGTGGCTACCTCACGAGATGCCTTGAGGGGTTATACTCCCACCATCCTTGTATTTGACGAGGCGGCGTTTATCGAGGCAGACTCAGACTTCTGGTCAGCCTGTATGGCTTCACTATCTACGGGTGGTAAGGTAATTGTTGTATCCACACCAAACGGATATGACCCCATCTATTATGAAATCTACGACCAGTCATTAAGGAACATGAACGATTTCAAAATATCTGAGATGTTTTGGTATCGTGACCCAAGATATACAAAAGATTTGTATATGGTTAAAACTCCTGACTTGGTCCATTTCTTATTAAACCGAGAAGAATATTCTGACAAAGATGTTATTGACTTATCTATGGAAAATCCATACGAAAGAGACCATACCATTGTAACTGACTATATTGAACAAGGATACAAACCATGTTCCGCTTGGTTTGAAAGTATGGTTAAGAAATTAAAGTTTGATAGACGTAAAGTTGCTCAAGAGTTAGAATGTGACTTTTTAGGTTCGGGTGATAATGTATTCGAATCTGAATTGATGCAAGAAATCTCTAAAAATAGTTTACGTGACCCACAAGCCAAGTTAATGGGAGGTTCACTATGGATATTTAAAGAGCCTGTAAACGGACATAAGTACGTAATGGGTGTCGATGTATCAAGAGGTGACTCCGAAGACTTCTCAAGTATTGAAATTATTGATTTTGACACAAGAGAACAAGTATTGGAATATGTTGCCAAGGTTCCACCAGATGTATTAGCAGAAATTGCTTATAAATGGGGGACAATGTATAATGCTTACTGTGTAATTGATATCACGGGAGGTATGGGCATTTCTACCGCAAGAAAATTACAAGAATTAAGTTATCAAGGTGGATTATACGTTGATAATGTTGATACAAGTAATAAGTGGAAATGGGACCCAAAAATTAACGATAAGATACCAGGTATTAACTTTAACTCAAAAAGGGTTCAGATTATTGCTGCATTTGAAGAAAATGTTAGACACGGATTTAAAGTATATTCGAGCAGATTATATAATGAGATGAATACCTTCATTTACATTAATGGAAGACCAGACCACCAAAAAGGACACCATGATGACTGTATCATGGGAGTTTCTATGGCATTATATGTCGCTGAAAAATCATTCCAATCTTTAGAAAAGGTTACTAACCACACTAAAGCAATGATTAACTCATGGGCAACCAATGTTAATGAGAACAAAAACTCTTCCGAATTCTTTAATCCAATGGTTCCACAGATGGGTAGAGGTAATGGTATGGGTAATCATGGTGAAGCAACTAAAGCTGATTACCAAAAATACGGATGGCTATTTGGTGGCTGATAAGTATTTATATTATCAAAGTAATTAGTAAGATTGTAATATGAGCGAACAAAATCTAACGGTATGGCAGAGGTTATCCCAAACATTCGGGCCAAATTCATTATTGAAACAAGATTATCCGACGTTTAAGTTCGATAAAAAGGAACTCCTACGTACCACAAACCGTGATGATTATGAAAGGGAGAAACTCCAAGCTCAACAAACATTTTATTTAACAAATCAATGGGCTAAAGTTGAAAACAACTTATATTCCCAAGCAATTTATTATGAACCATCAAGATTGTCTGCCCAATATGACTACGAGTCAATGGAGTATACACCTGAGATTTCTGCGGCATTAGATATCTATTCTGAAGAATCTACAACAACAAATGAAGATGGTTTTATTTTACAAATCTATTCTGAATCAAAAAGAATTAAATCTGTATTGGCAGATTTATTTAACAATGCCCTTGATATTAACACTAACTTACCGATGTGGACAAGAAACACTTGTAAGTATGGTGATAACTTTGTTTACCTTAAATTAGACCCTGAAAAAGGGATTGTCGGTTGTCAACAATTACCAACAATTGAAATTGAACGTCATGAGGTTGGTGTAACTGCCAAAATCACTATTGATATTACACAAGAAAAAGATGAGAACAAAAAGGCTCTTCACTTTACTTGGAAAAATAGAAACATGGAATTCCAATCATGGGAGATTGCTCACTTCAGATTATTAGGTGATGACAGAAAACTTCCTTATGGTACATCTATGTTGGAAAAGGCGAGACGTATTTGGAAACAGTTATTGTTATCAGAAGATGCAATGTTAATTTATCGTACATCAAGAGCACCTGAAAGAAGAATGTTTAAAGTATTCGTGGGTAACATGAATGACGATGACGTTGAAGCATACGTAAACCGTGTTGCCAACAAGTTCAAAAGAGAACAAGTTGTGGATTCAAAAACAGGAAACGTAGATATGAGATTCAACCAAATGGCTGTTGACCAAGATTATTTTATCCCTGTTCGTGACCCTGCGGCACCAGACCCAATAACAACATTACCTGGAGCAACAAACTTATCAGAGATTGCCGATATTGAATATATTCAAAAGAAATTATTAACCGCACTTCGTGTTCCTAAAGCGTTTTTAGGATTTGAAGAAGTTGTTGGTGATGGTAAAAACTTATCATTACAAG